CTTTCTGGAAGATCCTTGCGTGGTTAAAATTTACAAGGGTGAAGAAGAAAGTTCTATCAAGATTCGTCCTTGGGCACCTCTGAGTAAAGATAAGAAGATTCCAGTCCCTGCTGATTGGGTCGTAACGATTGTTGAACCTGTTGATCAACTTCTAGAACTGTACACTGAATCATTAGAAAAACATGGAAAACCTCAAGATCCTGGTGTTATCGAACCTGACTTTACTGAGTCAGATTGATGAAGTTGCTTCTGAGTTGGGTTCACCTGACTGCAAACTGACTGAACCTTTTGTGGTCACAGAGAGTGGTAACTTGGTTCCCTGGTTAGTGGATCTTACCAATCAGAACACATTCATGATCCATTCTGATAAGATCTTGACACTGGCGGACCCCACTGGTAAACTGAAAGACAAATATGAGGAACTTCTGAAGTGAGATTCTATACCAACGTTCAAGTTCTTGGCAACGATGTGCTTGTCAGAGGATATGAAGATGGTAAGAAAGTTCAGTTCAGGGAGCAGTTTTCTCCAACCCTATTTGTCAAATCCCAAAGAGAAACAGAATGGCAAACTCTTGAAGGTGAATATGTAAAACCTATTCAACCTGGAACAATCAGAGATTGTCGTGAGTTCTTTCGCCAATATGATGGTGTAGAGGGATTCAAGATCTTTGGTAATGAGAGATACATCTATCAATACATCTCAGAGAAGTATCCTGAGGATGAAATCAAGTGGGACATTTCCAAGATTCATCTTGTCACCATTGACATTGAGGTGAAGTCGGAACAAGGATTCCCTGATCCTGAGCACTGTAATGAAGAGATGTTGACCATCTCCATTCAGGACTACAACACTAAGAAGATCATTACCTGGGGTCGTTATCCTTACACTCCCAAGCAGGATAATGTGACATATCACTACTTCCCTGAGGAAGCAGATATGTTGAATGCTTTCCTGTATTGGTGGTCTAATAACTATCCAGAAGTTATCACAGGATGGAACACAAGGCTGTATGATATTCCATACATCTGTGGTCGTATGGAGAGGGTTTTGGGACCTAAGAAGGTCAAGATGCTTTCACCTTGGGGTAGGGTGAACGGGGAAGAGATCCACATTTCTGGACGTAGGTACAATGTTTTTGATATTGCTGGAATCACCAGTCTTGACTATCTGGAACTCTACAAGAAGTTTACTTATGTGAATCGTGAGTCCTATCGATTGGACTATATTGCGGACGTGGAGTTAGGTCAGAAGAAGTTGGACCACTCTGAGTTCGACACCTTCAAGGACTTCTACACTAATGATTGGACGAAGTTCGTCGATTACAACATTGTTGACGTGGAACTGGTTGACAGGATGGAGGACAAACTCCGTCTGATCGAACTGGTCATCACGATGGCATATGACGCAAAGGTAAACTTTGTGGATCCAATGTTCCAGGTCCGTCTGTGGGACACCATCATTTACAATTACCTGAAGAAAAAGAACATTGTCGTTCCTCCGAAGGAAAGAAGTGGTGACAAGGATGAGAAGTTTGCTGGTGCTTATGTGAAAGAACCCAAACCTGGTGTTTATGACTGGGTGGTGTCCTTTGACTTGAACTCTCTGTATCCTCACCTGATGATGCAGTACAACATTTCTCCTGAAACTCTGGTGGATGACAGGCACCCATCAGTCACAGTGGATAAGATTCTCAATGAGGAACTGACCTTTGAGATGTACAGTGATTATGCTGTGTGTGCCAATGGTGCAATGTTTCGTAAAGATGTGAAAGGTTTCATGCCTGAACTGATGGAGAAGATGTATGCTGAGCGTAAAGCATTCAAGAAAGAGATGCTGAAGTGTAAGCAGAAGTTGGTGGACATTGAGGCAAAGATCAAAACCAACAAAGATCCAGTTCTTGTGAAGCAAAGAGAACAGACGGTCAAGGATATTGCTAAGTTCCATAACTTCCAGATGGTTCGTAAGATCTGTCTGAATAGTTGCTATGGTGCGATTGGTAATGCTTACTTCCGTTACTTCAAACTTGCCAACGCAGAGGCAATCACGTTGTCTGGTCAGACTTCCATTCGTTGGATCGAAGGGAAGATGAATAAGTTTCTGAACAATATCTTAAAGACTGAAAATATTGATTATGTGATTGCATCTGACACTGACTCCATCTACATTAACTTTGGTCCTGTGGTTGATAAGTTCCTTGCCAAGTTTGAAGGTGACAAGGAACAGACTGTAACCAAGATCAATCAGATCTGTGAAGATCAGTTGGAACCTTACATCGATAAGTGTTACAACGAACTTGCATCTTATGTTAATGCATATGACCAGAAGATGCAGATGAAGCGAGAGAACATCGCAGACCGTGGCATCTGGACAGCGAAGAAGCGTTACATTCTGAACGTGTGGGACAGTGAGGGTGTTCGTTATGAAGAACCCAAACTGAAGATTATGGGCATTGAGGCAGTCAAGTCATCCACTCCTGCTCCCTGCCGCACGATGATTAAGGATGCACTGAAACTTATGATGAGTGCATCCGAGGATGATGTGATTGAGTACATCGAGCAGGCACGCATCAAGTTTAAGAAGATGCCTGCAGAAGAGATTGCTTTCCCACGTTCTGTGTCTGATGTAAATAAACATAAGAACAACCAAACCATTTATGGTAAGGGATGTCCCATGCACGTTCGGGGTGCACTTCTCCATAACCATTACGTCCGCAAGGCAGGTTTGGAGAATAAGTACTCAATGATTAATAACGGAGATAAGATTAAGTTCATTCACCTGAAGAAACCAAACCCGATGGGTGAGAATGTCATTTCTTTCCAGACTGACTTCCCTCGTGAATTGAATCTTCAACAATACATCGACTATGATGTACAATTCAACAAGGCATTCTTGGAACCTGTGAAAGTCATTCTGGATGCTATCAATTGGAATGTTGAGAAAACAGTAAACCTCGAATCATTTTTTGGATAATGGATTTCCTAAAGGATATTGTAAAAGAGATTGGTGGCGAGTACACCCAACTTGCTTCAGACATCGACGAGACTGAAACTTATGTTGACACGGGTAGTTACATTTTTAACGCACTGGTTTCAGGTAGCATATTTGGTGGTGTATCTGGGAATAAGATTACTGCTATTGCTGGTGAGTCTTCTACTGGAAAGACTTTCTTCTCTCTCGCTGTTGTTAAAAACTTTTTGGATTCTAATCCTGATGGTTACTGTCTTTACTTTGATACAGAGGCTGCCGTTAACAAGTCCCTACTTGAATCTCGGGGCGTTGACCTAAACCGTGTGGTTGTTGTTAACGTTGTTACCATTGAGGAGTTCAGGCAAAAGGCACTCAAGGCAGTCGATGTTTATATGAAGAAACCAGTGGATGAACGCAAACCGTGTATGTTTGTGTTGGACTCCCTGGGAATGCTCTCCACTGAGAAGGAGATCAACGACGCTCTGAATGATAAACAAGTTCGTGACATGACAAAATCACAACTTGTTAAAGGAGCTTTCAGAATGTTGACCTTAAAACTCGGTCAATCTAAAATACCTATGATCGTTACCAATCACACCTATGACGTTATCGGAGCTTACGTCCCAACTAAAGAAATGGGTGGAGGCAGCGGACTCAAGTATGCAGCGAGTACAATCGTCCATCTTGGAAAGAAAAAAGAAAAGGATGGTAAAGAAGTTATCGGAAACATTATCAAAGCTAAGACTGCTAAGTCGCGTTTGAGTAAGGAGGAGAAGACCGTTGAAGTACGTCTTTATTATGATGAGCGTGGTCTTGATCGTTATTATGGTCTTCTTGAACTCGGTGAAGTCGGCGGCCTTTGGAAGAATGTCGCAGGACGATATGAAATCGGTGGTTCGAAAATCTATGCCAAGCAAATTCTCAAAGAACCTGAGAAGTACTTTACTCCTGAAGTGATGGAGAAGTTGGACGAGATCGCTAGAAATGAGTACAGTTATGGCTCATCTTGATCAACTAATCAAAACCTATGATGGATCTCTTCTCCCTCAAACATGCAAATCACTCATTGACATCTTTGAGTCTAATGAGGACAAGCATGAGTTTGTTGACAGGGAGAAGAAACCATGTTTTACGCAGTTCAATCTAACGGAAAACTCATCACTGTGTAAGAGTCTTCATGATCAACTTATAACCAAGACAAGAAAGTATCGTGATGAGTATTATGAGTTTGTAGATGAGCGTGTGTTTCCTGATCAACATGCCTTTGAGCAGTTCAGGATAAAGAGATATAATCCTGGCGGAGATGAACGATTTGACACTCATGTGGATGTGATCGATCACCCAACCGCTCGGAGATTTTTATCTTTCATGTGGTACCTAAATGATGTTGATGAAGGAGGACTGACAGTTTTTGATGACCTGAGTGTGAAACCACAAACAGGTAAGTTGATCATCTTCCCACCGCTTTGGATGTTCCCACATCGTGGAGAACCTCCAGTCAGCAACCCCAAATATATTCTGAGCACCTACTTACACTATAAGTAATGGATAACATTGAGTTTCTCGTCCTCCGAAACCTTTTACATAATGAAGATTACCTAAGAAAAACAATTCCCTTCCTCAAGAAAGATTATTTTCAGGATAGGAATCAGCAACTCATCTTTGATGAGATCTCTAACTTTGTGACTGAATACAATCAGGTCCCCACAAAGGAAGTTCTTATCATCGAGACAGAAAAGAGAAAGGATATCAATGAGGATGAGTATAAGCAACTTGCCCAACTCATCGACAGTCTAGAAGAACAACCTTCTGAGTTTGATTGGTTAGTCGATACTACAGAGAAGTGGTGTAGGGATAGGGCAATCTACCTTGCACTACTTGAGTCTATTTCTATTGCTGATGGTGGAGATCAGAAGAAAACTCCTGATGCCATTCCATCGATTCTTTCAGACGCACTGGCAGTCAGTTTCGATAACCATGTGGGTCATGATTATCTCTTAGATGCTGAGGAAAGACATGATGCCTACACTCGTAAGGAAGACAGGATTGGGTTCGACCTTGAGTACTTCAATAAGATTACGAAGGGTGGTCTTCCAAATAAAACACTTAACATTGCTCTCGCTGGCACTGGTGTTGGTAAGTCTT